GGACAGTAGCTTTTCCCCGACTGATCTGCTCAAGCCGCTGCGCAGTGCAGCGTATGTTGCGCAAGCCACTGAACCGTTGATGCCTATGTTTCAGGTGCATGAAGTAGGTGAGATCCGCAACTTGAGTGAATGGGCGAACGACGTGTGGAATAACCGCGCACAAATGGATCTCTTCTTGCGCGGCATAGAGGCAGATGGTCATCTCGTCGATACCATCGAAGAGTATAACTTTATCTTCGAGCGAAAATAACCGGAGGCGTATCCCATGGCCAAACTGCCATATTCACGAGTTGTCAACGTCACTCTCACGCGCACGGATCAGTTTCCCACGCGTCGCGGTTTCGGCGTGGCTCTCCTGCTCACAAATGAAGTGAGTGCAACGGACGGACCGGACATTACTGATCCGACGAAGATGTATGCCACCATGGAAGAAGTAGCGGTGGACTACACGCCTACGCAGGAAACATACAAGGCGGCGGAAGCTGCGTTCAGTCAAAACCCGCGCCCATTGCAAATCAAGGTTGGCTACGTGCAGGTTACGTTGCCGGCTGCGCTGCCTGCGGACTTCAAAGCCGCAATGGACGCGCTCTACGATTATGACGGTGATTGGTACTGGATCGGCATCATCAAGCCGTTCCGCGACACCGCTGCGCTTGATGGGCTTATTGAGTGGGTGGAAGCCAAGAGCAAGATGTGCATTCTCGACAGCAACGATCCGCTGACCGAGGACCTTGACGACACGACGTGTGTCAGTGCGCGCCACCAAGGCACGGTGGAACGCACCGCCATCTTCTACCACACGGACCCTGCGGAGTATGCAGGTTACGCACTGGCAGCGTACCTCGGCACGTACAACTTCGACCAGTCGGAAACGGCTTACACCGCAAAGTTCAAGCGGCTCAAGTCCGTAACGCCGATTGATAAAGGCAGTGCCATTGTGCAGATCGTCACTGGCTTTGTGCCGGAGATGGGTCAGTCCAGTGACGCCGGACACATGGCCAACACCTACATCGACATCGGCGACCGTGACTTTGTGGCTGAGGGCAGCACCCTGACGCCAAACGTGTTCATCGATGAAATCCACGCCACGGACTGGATCATCTTCCGCACGGAAGAGGAAACGCTTGGCGTGCTGCTTAACAATGCCCGCGTGCCCTATACCGACTACGGGATGCAAATCCTCGCCAGTGGCGCCCGCACGGTCATGCGTATGGCCGACCGTGCAGGTCTCATTGCCAGCGACTTCAACCCGGAGACGGGTGACTACGAGCCGGCAGTGGAGTTCTTCATCCCAAGCGTGTTTGACGTGCCGGAGTCGCAGCGTGTGGCACGTATCGCGCCTGATATTCGTGTGCGTTTCCGCTATGCCGGTGCAGTCCACTACACCACTATCCATTACACCATGACGTTCTGAGGAGGAGTAACATGCCGAAGAGTTCTGCCTACTCAATCAAGAACGTGGCCATCACCATCGATGGTCAAGCCGTGTATGGCTTGTGGGATGGTGACGACGCGTGTCAGGTTGCGCCCATTGTGGAAGTGGGTACGCTGATGGTCGGTGCTGACGGTAGCAGCATTTTCAGTCAGCACGCCAACGAGGGCGCCACCATCACGCTACGGTTGCAGCACACGAGCCCCACGCATCGCTTGCTGCACCAACGCTTGGCGCGGCAGCGTGCCAAGGGTATCAAGCTCAACGGCTTCCCCATGTCAATCATTGACGTGGACAGCAACGAGGGCGGCTCAACTGACCAGTGCTACATCGGTACTGCGCCGACCGATGGTAAAGGTGTCAACGCTGCGGCGCGTGAGTGGGTGCTCGTGACCGGACAATGGAAACCGGAGATCCCGACTGCCTAACACCACTGAGATTGGGAGGTCAAAGTGGCGGAAAAGAAGATCAACGGTCGCACCTTCAGGGTCGACCCAATGCTGGCAACAAAGGCTTTGGTCCTGCAAGCACGCCTGTTCCGCGTTGCAGGACCAGCCATTGAACGGTTGCCAGAGATACTCGTGGGACTTGGTGGCAATGAAGAGGAGCAACGTACATCAAACGGTGCTGCGATTGGTGCCTTTGCCAGCATCTTCGCACAATCATCGCCTGACGACCTTGCAGACATCGTCAAAGAAGTTGCAGAGATTGCACGCATACGCAGACCTAGTGGTGCATACGACGCACTTGACTTTGATGGTGACATGACAGGACACCAAGCAGATCTTATTCCGCTTGTGATCTTTGTGTTGCAGGAGCAGTTCGGCGATTTTTTCTCCGCCGTCCCGGGTCTTGGTCGCCAAAGCATCCCGGACCAAGCTTGACAAAGGAGCAAGTGGAACGCATAGCACCTAGCCTCAATATGTTTCTGTGGCGCCCGGTGATCGAGGACCCACCCATGTACACGCAAGCGGATCTCAATACGTGGGTCACTATCAAGGACGTGTTTGATGCACATGAGGCGCTAGACTTGCGTGCAGCGTTTCATGAAAAGGCACATGAGGAGAATGAATAGTGGCAGTCGTCGACCAACTAGTTGCACTCCTTCAATACAAGGTTGAGGGGCAGGACAAGCTCAAGGAATTTAACCGGAGCTTGGATGCGCTTGAAAAGAAGGGATATGCAGTTGGTCAGGCACTTGGCAAAGGTATTGGTCTTGCCGGTGCAGCTATTGCTACGGGTCTCGGCTTCCTTGGTAAAAGCGTAATCGACACAAGTGCGCAGTTTGAAAAGTTTGCTGTCACGCTTGAAGTGGTGGAAGGCAGTGCAGAAAAAGCAAAGAAGGCGTTGGAGTGGGTTGAAGACTTTGCCACGCGCACGCCTTATGAGGTCGCTGAAGTTACAGCCGCATTCGTCAAGCTCCGTTCCTACGGCTTTGATGCGACAAATGGCACGCTCAAGGTATTGGGCGATACCGCCGCTGCTATGGGCAAAACGCTTAACCAAACGGTTGAAGCGTTTGCTGATGCAACGACAGGCGAATTCGAGCGGCTGAAAGAACTTGGCATACGCAGTAAGACAACCGGTGATCAGGTTACGTTCACGTGGGTTGAAAACGGAAAGGAAATAAGCAAGACAGTTAAAAAGAATGCCACGGAAATCGGCGACTTCTTGACAACCACATTGGGCAAGAAGTTCGGCGGTGCGATGGACAAGCTGTCTAAGACTTGGAGCGGCATGTGGTCCAACATGATGGACGCATGGTCCAAGTTTATGCGCAAGATTGGTGAGGCAGGCTTCTTCGACAGCATGAAGAAGCGGCTTGACGCACTGCTCAAAGCGTTTGACAGGATGGAAAAAGACGGCACGCTTAAGCGCGTTGCCAAGTTTATGAGTGACATCTTTGAATGGATTGCCGACAAGGTAGGTTTCGTCTTCGAGCGTATTGTTCACCACATTGATTGGATGAGCAAGAACTGGAAGGACGTTGAACCTATCCTTAAAAATATGGCTGTCGCGTTCGGTATCTTGGTGGCAGCCGCGTTTCCATTGACGTCAGCACTAGCTGCACTGATGCTGATTGTCGAAGACTTCATGGTGTACAAGCAAGGCGGCAAGAGCCTTATTGGTGAGCTGTTCAAGATACTGCCGTCGCTGGAGACAGCCTTCAAAGGCTTGTTCGACACCGGCATGTATGAAAATACACGGCGAGAGTTTGCAGCGATCTATCAGTTCTTCGTTGACATTGGCGCAAAGATTGGTGAGTGGGGCGACCAGTGGAACGCATACAAAGAAAAGCTGTGGCAAACATTCAAGGACGTCGTTGCTGATTGGACAAAGACGCTCACTGAATGGATAGCAACGCTGCCGGACAAGTTCACGCAGCTAGGCAAGGACATTGCTACGTGGATGCTGGAAGGCATGAAGAAAATAGGGAGCGAGATTACGGACTGGTTTCTGTCCCTGTTCCCGTCCAAGGTGCGCGAGTGGCTTGGTGTTGGCTCCGCAAGTGCGGGCGGCAGTGTAAGCGGCAGTTCTGCCGGCGGAGGCGGTGCCAGTGACAGCATACGTAGGCGCGGCGCCAATGCGCGCACTGGCAGCGGTGGCAGTGCTGGCGGTGGACCTATGGCAACCGGGCTCGTGCAGGCATCGGGCGCAGAAGGCTTGCAAAGCGCTGTGGGTGTCAACGCGGGCGAGTATGAGACCTTTCGCAAGACCATGGCAGGCATCGAAAGCGGCGGACGCTACGGCATTAAGGGCGGCTCGAGCAACCGGTTCAGCGGTGCGTACCAATTCGGCGCAGCGGAGATCCGTAGCACCGCACTGCGCCTTGGCGAAACACCGCCAACGCGTGAGCAGTTCCTTTCTGATCCCGCCATGCAAGAGCGCTACATGGCCAATTACACGCTTGACCATCACAACTATCTGATGAAGCACAGTCCAAAATACCGTGAACTCTCACCGCAAGGGAAGATGGCTGCACTTGGTTACGCACATAACCAAGGTGCAGGATGGGGCAGTGGGCGCGTTGTCGGCGCCACGCAGTGGCTTGAAACCGGCAAGGCTGGCACGGATGCGTTCAACACGTCCGGCACCGTGTACTCGCGCGCCATTGCCGGCAACTATGCCAAGCAAAGCGCAGCGGACAAGAAGGCAGCGGCGGACAAGGTGTTCAAGCCGTCAGGCGCAGAGACACCGTATCAGCAGTTCCGCGGTAACTACGATAAGGTTTCCGCAGCGGGAGGCACCATCAACAAGTCTGCGTCTAACTCTAGCAACGTCAACGTCACTGCACCGGTCAACGTGCATGTGGCCAAGGCTGATCAAGCACCGGAAGCAACTGCGCGCGCGGTTGGTGGTGCGGTTAACCGTGGCGCACGCACAGCGGCGAAGCCGGGACGTATGCAAGCGAGTGCCGCAGCATGAGCGCTATCCTCTATAGCTCACGCATTGGACCGGTAGCGGTTGAAATCATTATCCGCGAAAGCCACACGTCGTCGCTTGGCATTACGCAGATCCCGATCGAGACAGGCGCAAAGATAACGGACCATGCGTTCAAAGAGCCCAAGCAGGTTGAGGTTGACTTTGCCGATGGTGGTGCAGCCGCAACGTGGGCAGCGCTTGTGCGCTTTCAGGAGCAGCGCGAGCCGTTCACGATGGTGACAGGTTTGTTCCAGTACAAGAATATGTTGATCAAGGATCTTACCGCAGAGCGTGATCAGGAAACGTTTCGCATTGTTAAAGGCACGGCGCTCTTGCAGGAAGTGCTCCTTGTTAAGACTGCGCACGCAGCCGGTGACAAGAAGGCAGACGGCAACGGCAAGCCAAAGGAGGACGGCAAAACGCCTGACCGCACGGAGCCCACAACGCCACGCGGCGATCAGCCTAGTGTGGCTGACAAACCGAACCAATCGGCTGCCCACGCGGCTGTATTCGGGCAGCAAGTGACTCCTGCCGGCACAAGTGCGGGTGGCACCGCAGGCAGTGGGCAAAGTGGCCAAGGACCAAGAGGTGATCAGTGATCGAATCGTGGCGCATCATTGACTCGGCGGACCAGCAATTCGGTGCAGTAATGAACCGGCACCGCGTGACTGTCCGCTTGCGCTACAATCCAACGAACAACCGTTGGTCCTTTGACCTTGCCATTGATGACATGCCGGTGCTGCATGGGCGCCGCGTGGTAACGGGTGTTGACTTGCTGCGTGCTTTTAATTTCGACATAGGTCTCATGTTCTGCCTGCCGGCAGGTGCAACCTATTACGAGCCGGGACGCGACGAACTCATTACAGGAGTGGTCAAGCTATACGCTTCAACCGTGGAGGACATGGTTGCGTTCTTAGCGGAGCCAGTCAATGCCTGAGCAACTGCAATATATCCGCAAGGTGCGGCTGGAGTGCAAAGGTGGTGGTGGCAACCTTAAGATCAACCACCATGACGAGAAGGATCAGACGAAGATAGAGTTCAGCGTTGAAAAGAGCATATCGTCAACGCAGAACACAGCCACCATTAAGATATGGAACCTGAAGGATTC